GCAGACAAACCAACCGAAGGAGAACAAGTGTCAGACACTACCGTTCCAGCTCCTGCCGAAGAAACGGTAGAAGCTGCCAAGGTTGAAGCCGCTGCGCCACGCCCAGCGTTCTTCACCACTCCTCGCCTTGAGTTCACAAAGGCGAAATATCTCGAGAATAGCGTACGCGCAAAGCTTGGAGATGATGCCGCTCGTCAGTATGTTATGGCGGCAGATGACACCACCAGCAATAACGCTGGTCTCATCCCAACTCGTCAATTGACTGAAGTAATCAACCCACTATCAAACGCAGATCGTCCAGTTGCGGATTCCGTTAGCTCCGGCGTTCTTCCTGATGCTGGTATGAGCTTCGAGATTCCTAAAATCACCGCGGTTCCAACAGTAGGCGAAGAAGCTGAAGCAGCTGCGATCGATGAGACAGGAATGACAAACTCATTCTTAACAGTAAACGTTAAGAAGTATGCTGGCGGACAAACTTTCTCCGTCGAACTTCTTGATCGTTCCTCACCTGCGTTCTTCGACGAACTCGTTCGTCAAATGGAATACGCATACATCAAGGCAACTGAAACAGCAATTCTTGATGGCCTAATTGCTGGTGGAACAGATGGCGGAAACCGCACTCTCGACGCTGCTGGTCTTCTTGATTTCGTTTCCGATGCTGGCGTTTCAATCTACGCTGGAACTCTCGGATTCGCACAGAATATCGTCGCATCACCTCAGCAATGGGGCGCGATTCAAAACCTTGCTGACGCAGGACGCCCGATTTACCAAAACTTGATTGGCAATATGAATCAAGGCGGAAATCTTAGCGCCGGATCAGCAACGGGCAATCTACTCGGACTTAACTTCCGCGTAACCCGTAATCTCTCTGGAACCGGCGATAACACAATTATTATCGTTAACCCAGATGCTTACACTTGGTACGAATCCTCACGTTTCCGTCTACAGACAAACGTAGCTTTGAACGGCCAAATTGAGGTCGCTTACTACGGCTACGGCGCTTTGGCTACCAAGGTCGGCGCTGGCGCTTACCGCTGGATGGTTGCGTAGTTAAAACCCTAAAAGTGACGGCCAGTCCGCTCCCGAGCTGGCCCGTCACCCTCTACTAGAAAAGGATCACGAGATGCCAACAATCGTCACGGCTTCCGAGCTAAGGACCATTCTTGGCGTCTCGTCATCCCTATATTCAGATGCTTATTTGAACGACATTGTTGATACGTCCGAAAATTTGATTCTTCCGATGCTCGTCACATTTCAAAGCAAAATTAATAAAGTCAGTTTGGAAAATAACGTTGCCTATTTTCATACGGCAACAATTCAAGAATTTACAGAAGGCCAATCAGTAATTATTACTGGTGTCGGAAGCCCTTTTAATGGTACTCATACTGTTACAGCTGATTTAATTGGCCCTTATGTATTTACCGTCGCCATCACAAATGCAGATATATTGGAAAAAAACATTATCCCATCCGGAAATGCTGCGCTCTCTGGGCTCTCTACCTACGTCGGAAATCCCAATGTCGAATCTGCTGTTTTGGCTATCTCTGTCGAAATTTTCCAAGCTAGAACCGCAGCTGGCGGATCAATCGAAGGAATCGACTTCGCAGTAACACCTTACAGACTGTCGAAGAATCTTCTTGCCAAGGTAACCGGTCTCCTCGGGCCTTATCTTGACGTTGAGACAATGGTGGGTTAAATGCCCGCATCAACAATATCTACTGACGTACGAGGAGCAATTAAAACCGCTTTAAGCGGCGTAACCGCAAACGTTTATGATCACGTTCCGGAAGCTCCCATTGTTCCCGCCGTTGTTATAGTTCCGGATTCGCCATATATGGAATTAGAACTTATTGGCAAAAACGTTACCCGCGTCAAATTAAATTACACAATAACGGCTTGTGTCGCATATCTTTCAAATCCAGCTTCACTTGACAATTTGGAACAATTAATTATTAGTATTCTTGGGGCCTTGAATAGTTCCAAGTATGAGTTATCGGTGGTTGAAAGACCATCTGTCACTCAAGTCGGGACGACGACGTTGCTCGTTTCCGATATACGCTTGAGCGTCCGCTACGAGCAAACTACTTAAGAGGAGATAAAGTGCCAACGACAGTAATTACCGGTCGCGACGTCACATTTACACTTGACTCGTCCAACTACGATGCTCAAGCGACTTCAGCGACCTTATCCTGCGAAACCATTATTGAGACGTATCAAACTCTGGATGGTCGCGCATACAAATCCGTTGATAAGCAATGGACATTCACTGTAGAACTTCTACAAGACTGGGGAGCAACAAGTTCCCTATTTGAAGCAATGTGGGCAGATGCAGAATCGGCTCCGAACACCACGCTCGCGGTATCTTTCACGGCTGCGACGGGAGCTGTTTTTGCGTTCAACGTTTTGCCAATTTTCCCAAGCGCAGGCGGAGCAGCACCTTCAGCTCTCACTGATACTTGGACTTTCACAGTTGTTGGAATACCAACAGAAACCTTTAGCTAAGAGATCGGAGCATCGGGAGCTATGAAATCAGAAATAACAATTAAATATAACTCAGGGGAAGAAGCGATTTATATTGCCCAACCCCCTGAGTACGCCAAATGGGAAAAGGCTACTGGTAAGTCTCTCAAGGATCTTGGCGGCGTTTGGGATATTTTATTTTTGGCCTACAACGCTATGAAACGAGAATCTGCGGGAAAGCCAGTCAAATCTTTTGAAATCTGGATGGATACGGTCGCAGACGTTGAAGTTGAGAACAAAGACCCAAAAGCTTCGACGTCGGAAGCTTAAATTATCTTCTGACGTTACTGGCAATCGAAACGGGGATTCCTAAACAGTTTTGGGATGACGCGGACGATATTTATACAGCTTTGGATATATTGAAGGAGAGAAATGGCCGGTGAGACAATCAGTTATGACCGCGCCGAACTTCGCAGTATTCTTCAAGCTTTCAAAGCAATGGATCAAGCGGCGATTGATGAAGCCAGAACTCAATCGAGCGCCTTGGCGACGTATGCGGCAAACGAAGTGCGGGCATATTCAGTCACGCGAACGTTTGGACAATCCGCTGTCAATCGCATCACAGATGGCGTTAGGATTAGCAAATCATCCAAAATTGGCGAGTTCAGTTACGGATTCGCTTCTCAACGTTTTTCTGGTGGAGCAACGACTCAAACACTCTGGGCAGGTTACGAGTTCGGATCTAATCGTTTTCCTCAGTTCCCGAGAAGAACCCCAAGCCGCGGCCGCGGAAACTCTGGATACTTTATTTACCCAACACTTCGTAAGATTCAACCTGAATTAGTGAGACAATGGGAAGAAGCTTTCGACACAATTTTGAAGAAATGGGGATAACAAATGGCCGGTAGCAGAACGCTTAAGTTATCTATCCTTGCTGACGTAGATGATTTAAAGAAAAAACTAGGACAGGGCGAGACTGAAGTTGCTAGTTTTGGCGATAAGTTGGGTGATTTCGGAAAGAAGGCCGCCGCCGCTTTTGCCGTCGCAGCCGCTGCCGCGGCCGCTTACGCGGGTAAGCTCCTAGTAGATGGCGTCAAATCCGCAATAGAGGATGAAAAGGCCCAAGCAAAATTAGCAACCACATTGCAAAACGTCACAGGTGCGACAGATCGTCAAATAGCATCAGTTGAAGAACAAATCCGTCAATTATCGCTTGCTAATGGTATTGCTGACGATGAACTACGTCCGTCATTTGAACGTTTGGTGCGGGCTACCGAAGATGTAACTAAAGCGCAAAATTTACAAAAGTTGGCTTTGGATGTAGCTGCCGGATCCGGTAAATCGCTTGAAACTGTTTCAGCTGCTCTTGCTCGAGCTTACGATGGAAATACTACGGCATTGGGCAGATTGGGCATTGGTCTGTCAAGCGCAGAATTGAAATCAATGTCTTTTGACGAAGTAACGCAAAAATTAGCCGAAACATTTGGCGGCCAAGCTTCAACACAAGCCGATACTTTTGAGGGCCGTATGAAAAGGCTTCAAGTGGCGTTTGACGAAGCAAAGGAAAGTATCGGGGCTCGGCTACTACCAATTTTGACAAATTTAGTAACTTATTTTACGGATAACGTTGGGCCAATTATTGAAAGTATAAAAGATAAAATAAAGCCCTTTACGCAAGCTATTGAAGATAACAAAGAAGAATTCAAAGCTCTATGGAATTTTATCAAAGCTTATGTTGTGCCAATAATGGAAGGTGCTTTGAAATTGGCCTTTGGTGGCATTGTTTCTTCTCTCACATCTTTAGTAAATATTATTGGCAAAGCCGTAGATTTCTTTCAAGACCTTTATGAAAAATACAAGCAGTTTGTTGATTTTATCAAAAACAATCCCTTGTCCAAATGGCTTGGATCAATAAATCCTTTTAATAACACGTCAACCGCTTCGTTTGTCAAAGGCGGTAGTGTAAGTAGTATTCTAATTCCAAAACCCGAAACTGATAAGGCAACAAACGCGGCGAGTGGAGGTTGGATCAATTCCTTCGCCGGTGGGGGCGCTTTCACCCCTAGCCAAGCCTTCTTAGATGCTGTTGCTCGAACGGAAGAACTCAAGAAAAAAACTGCTGAAATAAGGGCTCGAATCGCAGCTCGACAAAATGAAGATGCTTCCACTGTCACAACGGGAACCACCATAAATATCGGTGTAGTTGGAGATCCTGAATCCGCCGCCAGAACAATCATCGACGTAATGAATAACTCGAGTCTCAGAGGTACAGGCGGAGCCGGAGCGTTTATTTAATGGCAATTTGGACTCCCCAATGGAAAATA